CTTTCAAGACTCGAGCAAAGTCCAAGACTCGATAATCAAGTTGGTATTATTCTTCCTCGTATTTCTTTCGAAATGACGACCATGGAGTATGATCCTACTCGTAAGTTGAATACTCTGAATAAACTGACGAAGCAATCTACTAATGCAGGCACAGACGACGAAGTCAAATATCAGTATCAACCTGTTCCTTATGATATGCAATTCGAGATGAATATCTTGGTCAAGAACGCCGAAGATGGCACTCGTATCGTAGAGCAAATCGTTCCGTACTTCACTCCTGATTTTACAGTGAGTGTCAATCTTGTTCCTGAAGTCGATGGCCCACGAGACATTCCTATCATTCTAAATAGTATCACTTCTCAAGATGAATATGAAGGTAGCTTTGAACAAAGAAGAGCACTGATCTGGACGCTTAGCTTTACGATGAAAGGTTACTTGTATGGACCAACGAAGAAATCAAAATTAATCAAACTCGCAGAAACAACGTTCAGACTTCCAGAAGATGTCGAGACAGGAAACACCGATAATACCGCCAACACGATAGTCGTGGCTTCGAGACCTGGACTTACTGCGAACGGACAACCTACTACTAACACCGCTCTAAGTATTTCATATGAAGATATTAAGAGCACGGATAACTATAGCATTATCAATACAATTACTGAGAATATCTAATGAGCAATGAACTTGATAAATTTTTAAACATCGCCTCTGGCGATAACTTACCAGCTGTGATCGAAAAGAAGATGAGCACTCAAGTCTCGGCAGACTTTGAATATGCTCGCGAGAATATGATGGAAGTCATCAATAAGGGTCAAGAAGCACTCTTTGATCTCATGGATGTGGCCAAACAGAGCCAGCATCCTCGAGCATACGAAGTCTTGGCAACTATGATGAATACCATGGTGGCAGCAAGCAAAGACTTAGTTGATCTTCAGGCCAAAAAGAAGAAGATCATGGAAGATGATCCTTCGGCTTCTCCTCAGCAAGTCACAAACAATCTTTTCGTCGGCTCGACTGCCGAGTTACAGAAATATCTGAAGCAACACAAAGATGGCGAGTGAAAACTATCTCGGGAATCCGAGACTTAAGAGAGCAGATACAAAGGTCGAGTATACTCCCGAACAAGTCGCAGAGTACATTAAGTGCTCTGAGGATCCGATCTACTTTATCTTAACTTATTGTAAGATCGTAAACATCGATAAAGGCCTGATCATGTTCCCGCTCTGGGAATTCCAGAAGGAAATGATCCTCGCCTTCGAAGAGAATCGCTTTGTAATTTGTAAGATGCCCCGTCAGGTCGGTAAGACGACTACGGTTGCCGCTTACTTGCTATGGAAGATCGTATTCAACGAAGAGTATTCGATCGCTATTCTGGCCAACAAAGACAGACAGGCTCGAGAAATCCTTGGTCGTATTCAGTTGATGTTCGAACATCTTCCGAAGTGGCTTCAGATGGGTGTGACCGAATGGAACAAGGGTAACATCAAGCTCGAGAATGGATCTGAAATCCTTGCCTCGGCTACCTCATCTTCTGCTATTCGTGGTACGTCTCAGAACATGGTTTACCTCGACGAGTTTGCCTTCGTTCCGACCAACATTCAAGACGAGTTCTTCGCGTCGGTTTATCCTACCATTTCATCGGGTCAAAGTTCGAAGGTTCTTGTCACATCGACACCGAACGGCATGAACATGTTTTACCGCATTTGGACAGAGTCTGAAGAGGGTAGAAATGCTTATGCTCGTGTCGACGTTCACTGGTCACAGATTCCTGGCCGTGACGAAGCATGGAGAGAACAGACGATCAGCAATACGTCTGAAGAACAGTTCAGACAAGAATACGAGTGCGAGTTCCTTGGATCTTCGAACACTCTGATCCATCCTACCAAACTTCGTAACATGGTTTATAAGCATCCGATTGCACAGGCAGATGGCGGACTCAAGATCTACGAAGAGCCAGAACCAGATACAATCTATGCTATCGTAGTTGATACTTCTCGAGGAGCCGGAGCCGACTATTCTGCTTTTATTGTTGTGAATGTATCTACGATGCCTTATCGACAAGTAGCAGCATATCGAAATAACTTGATATCGCCGATGATCTATCCGAACATCATCTATAATGCGGCCATCAAATATAACGATGCTCTTGTTCTTGTCGAAACAAACGATATTGGTCAACAAGTAGCTGACATCTTGCACTACGATCTTGAGTATGACGGCGTTCTCGTGACTGCAAATAACGGCAGAACGGGCCAAAGTCTGTCAGGCGGTTTTGCTACGACGACTCACTATGGTGTCAAGACTACGAAGCAAGTAAAACGAGTTGGTTGCGCTACACTCAAGACTCTCGTCGAATCTGATAAGTTCTTGATCTATGATTATGACACTATCTATGAGTTGACTCGGTTCTCACTCAAGAATAGTTTGAAAGGCAACCAGTCATACGAAGCAGAAGACGGTAACGATGACATGGCCATGTGTTGTGTTCTCTTTGCTTGGTTGACTACGCAACCTTATCTTAAAGAAATTACGAATATTGATATTCGTATGCAGATCTATGAACAAAACGAGAAGATGCTCGAGCAGCAGATGCTCCCATTCGGGCTGATGAGCACGGGTGATGACATTCATGATGAAGAAGTGAACGAACCACTCTTCGACAGTGGACCAAAAGACGACTTTTGGATTGCCAAGAAGATGGGATTTTTTGAAGGAAACTTTTGATATGAAAGACGAATATGATTTAAATATTAGAAAAATGATAAAGCCTATGAAGGTTGCATTGCAACATCCTGGCAAAGCTTTACCTTTTATTGCACAAGTCGTAAGGCATGGCAGTGGTCCTTCTCTGAAATACACATACAAAAAGATGCTTGAAACCAAAACTGGTGGAGAGCTGGCATATAAAAACGAAGAGATATCTGAATATTTGCCATTCCTTTCAGAGCGACCGGAAGGATCTGTAGGAAGAGAATCGTACAACTATTTTGGACATCATCAAGAGAATGTACAAAAAGTAAGTCGAAGAAAAAAGACTAATGATGAGTGGATCGAGGCTAAGCATCCATATAGCTGGATGGCCAGAAGATATCGAGATACTCATGACATATGGCACATTCTGTCAGGTTATCCTACGAGTACAGAAGGTGAGATGTGTATGGTAATGTTTTCTTACGCACAGACTCGATCACTCGCTTGGTTGGTAATCAGTCTAAGTGCCATGTTCGCAATTATAAATCATTTAAAAAAGCCTTCAGAATATTTTACAGTGATTCGAATGGCATATGAAGCATATCAAAATGGCAAAAGGGCTAAGTTTCTATTAGCCGAAAATTATGATGAACTACTATCTGAAAATATAGATTCTGCTAGGGAACGACTAAACATCCGCTTACCGAAAGCTTTTGTTAACAGATCTCCTAATTTTTTGAAGTTATAAATAAAGCAAATGCAACTTATATGACTAACCTTTAAAGGGAGATAACAATGGCGTTTCAAGTCAGCCCAGGAATTAATGTTTCTGAAATTGATCTTACAACAACTGTTCCGGCACTTGCGACTACGGTCGGTGGTTTCGGCGGAGTATTTCGTTGGGGACCAGTAGGAAAGTTTGTTCTTGTAGATTCAGAAAATACACTCGCAAATCGCTTCGGTAAACCAACCTCGGACAACTACGAAACGTTTTATACAGCTGCAAACTTCCTTTCTTATGGAAATGCACTATATGTTTCTCGTGCTGCGACCACAACAGGTTTTGCAAACACTTCAACTATTACTCTTGCTAGTAACACTTCGCTTGCTGCAAACGGCACAGCGCTCGGCCTGACAGCTGGACTTCGCGTACAAGGTGATGGCATTGCCGATGACACCTTCGTCACTGCAGTAACTAACACTGATATCACTATCTCGAAAGCAGCAACCGCAAACGCTTCTGCATTAATTTCATTCTTTGCTAACGCTACGACGCTTTCTGCTTATGCTGGTAATACGGCTGCAGTTGTTGCATCAAACGTAGTTATTCGCAACTCAGAAGAGTTCGAAAACAAAGGCGCGACTAACTCAGTATTCACAGGGACAGAGTTCGTAGCTCGTTATCCTGGCTCGCTCGGTAACTCTCTCAAGGTTTCAATGTGCGATAGCGCTGCGCAATATGCAGAAACAATTGTATTCGAAACTAATACTACTTGGGGTTCAACAACAGCAAATACATATGCTCTTGCAGATTTTACAAGTGCCTCTATGTCGATCGCCGTAGGCAGCAACACTGCTAACGTAGCGTTCGTATGGTCTAACGACGATTTCGCAGATCGTGTAGCAGCTGCTACGACAGCACGAGCAGTTGGATCCAATAGCGTATCAGCTAACTTTATCTCTCTTGCAACCGCAAATACACTCTTTACGAATGGCGATGCAGTATGGTATGCAAAGGGCTCTTCTTCGACCGCGAATAGCATTCAAGGTTTATCAGAAGGTACATCGTACTTCATTACTGGAGCGAATACAACCGGCTTTACTCTCTCGTTAACATCTGGTGGAGCAAACGTTGCCATCTCGAATGGCGCAGCCAACTCGGTTGTTTATTTTACAAAACAAACAGCGACTGATCTCGGCCTTACTCTTGCACAAGCTCGTCTTGCTGTCACTGCTCTAAGAGATAAGATTTCAGTAGGTGATTACGTCGAAGTTGGTAATACAACTGTCGGTAAGCAAAACATGAAGGTAACTGCAGAAGGTCCACAGATCGACGATGGTACAAATATCTTCTTCAGCCTGAATTTCGATTCAACTTGGAACAAATCATCAAACGTTAGCAGTACTTCATTGAAGCGCCAGTGGGAATACTTCAACGTTGTCGAGTCTGCTCCAGGCGTATCTTCATCGATGACAAACGCCGGTCGCACTATTACAGACGAAGTTTCAGTAGTTGTAGTTGACGAAGACGGTCTGATCAGTGGAACACCTGGTCAAGTTCTTGAAATCTACCAAAACCTTTCACGTGCAACAGATGCCAAGAAAGATGACGGTACGACTAACTACTATAAGACTGCAATCAATGACTTCTCACGTTGGGTTTGGGCTACAAACGATCGTGCTGGTGCAGCTTCTAATACTCTGTCAAGTGTTGCTAACTCTACTAACACGACAACTTACACACGTTCGTTCGTTCGTGGCACAGACGGAGCTAATGAAAGCACAGTATCGATGGCAGCTCTTGGTTCTGCATACGATCTCTTTGCAGATGCAAGCACGGTCGATGTTTCTCTTATTCTTCAAGGTAAGGCAATCGGAACTAACGACGTTCAGCTAGCCAACTATCTGATCGATAACATTGCTGAAGTTCGTAAGGATTGCGTAGTATTCGTATCTCCTGCATATTCTGATGTTGTAGGTATCAACGTAGAAAACCAACAAGCACAGAATATCGTAGACTTTAGAAATGCTCTGCGTAATACTTCATATGCATTCCTCGATTCTGGTTACAAGTATCAGTATGACAAGTATGCAGACGTATATCGCTACATTCCACTCAACGGTGACATTGCCGGCCTGACAGCTCGCAGTGATAGCCTCAGAGATCCTTGGTTCTCTCCAGCTGGATTTACTCGCGGTCAAATCAAAAATCTTGTGAAGCTTGCATTCAGCCCTGGAAAAACTGAAAGAGATCTTCTTTATAAGAATGATGTCAATCCAGTTGTCACATTCCCAGGTCAAGGCACAGTGCTTTACGGAGATAAGACTCTCTTAGGTCGTACAAGTGCATTCGATCGTATTAACGTACGTCGTCTGTTCATCGTTCTTGAAAAAGCGATCGCTACAGCTTCAAACTCTACTCTGTTCGAATTCAACGACGAATTCACAAGATCACAGTTTGTTAATCTGGTTGAGCCATATCTTCGCGACGTTCAAGGTCGTCGTGGAATCTTTGACTTCCGCGTGGTTTGCGACGAGACGAATAACACTGCTGAAGTAATCGATAGCAACCGCTTTGTTGGAGACATCTACATCAAGCCTGCTAAGTCGATCAACTTCATCCAGCTAAACTTCGTCGCCGTAAGATCTGGTGTCGAGTTCAATGAAATCGCTGGCCAGTTCTAATAAATAAGATAAACCTAGGAGGAAAGTAAATGGCTTTTAATATCAATGAAATGAGAAGCCAACTAGCTTTTGGCGGTGCAAGACAAAACCTGTTCCAAGTGGATATTTTTAATCCTGCGAACAACTCAGGGGATGCAAAAACAAGATTCATGTGTCAGGCAGCTCAGCTGCCTGGCTCTGATCTTGGAGTCATTCCAGTGTTTTACTTCGGTCGTCAAATGAAGTTAGCTGGTGACAGAACGTTCGCCGAATGGACAGTAACAATCATCAACGATGAAGACTTCCTGATCCGTAATGCAATGGAAGAATGGTCGAATAGAATCAATCGCCTTCAACGCAACGTCAGAGAAATTGGTCCTGGATACAAGTCACAGGCGACAGTTACTCAGTTTGGTAAGGACGGTTCAAAGATCCGTACTTATGATTTCAACGGAATCTTCCCAAGTAATATCAGCCCAATCGAACTTGACTGGTCTACAACCGATCAAATCGAACTGTTCCAGGTAACGTTCCAATATGACTACTGGTCAGTTGGTCGTACCGGATCGACAGGTCGCGCCGGCGGTGAATAATAAGTAAGGGGTAATCATTCCCCTTATTTTTTCGTTATTTAAATTGGAGAACCCATGGCCGAGTTATTTGGTTTTGAAATTAAAAGAAAGCAAGAAGAAAAAGAGCTTCCATCATTTGCCCCAAAACAGGACGATGATGGAGCTCTTGTTCTTGCCGAAGGTGGAGCTTATGGCCAGTATGTTGATATGGAAGGTGCCATTCGCACCGAGTCAGAGCTCGTCTCGAAGTATAGAGAGATGGCTCAGCATCCTGACATCGAACTTGCTGTCGATGACATTATCAACGAAGCTGTTGTTATTGATCCAAAGAAAGAAGTCGTATCTTTAAATCTTGACGACTTAAAGCAACCAGACAAAGTCAAGAAACTTATCCTCGATGAGTTTGATAAAGTGCTCGAGCTGCTCGAGTTTAATCAGCACGCCTATGAAATTTTCCGCAAGTGGTATGTCGACGGTAGAATATTCTATCACTTGATGATCGACGAGAAGAATCCAAGAGAAGGCATTCAAGAACTACGCTACGTAGATCCTCGCAAGCTTCGTAAAGTCAAAACTTATAAGAAAAGAAAAGCTGCCAAGGATTCGAACGTCATTATTCCTGCGCCGGGCGAAGAGTTCTATATCTACAATGAGAATGGTTTCGGTAAAGTACCAACTCAGCCTAACTATCAAGATCCTACTACACAAGGTATCAAGATAGCAGTCGATTCCATTATCAACGTATCTTCTGGCCTTGTCAACGTCAAAGGTGACATGGTTCTTGGTTATTTGCAAAAAGCTATTAAGCCACTCAACCAGTTAAAGGCGATGGAAGACTCATTGGTCATCTATCGTATCTCTCGTGCACCTGAACGTCGTATCTTCTACATCGACGTTGGTAACCTACCTAAAATGAAAGCTGAGCAATATCTTCGTGATGTGATGACTCGCTTTAAGAATAAAGTAGTGTACGATGCCGGTACAGGTGAGATCAGAGACGATCGCAAGCACATGACAATGCTCGAGGATTTCTGGCTACCACGTCGTGAAGGCGGAAAGGGCACAGAAATCACTACTCTTCCAGGTGGACAAAACCTCGGACAGATCGACGATATCGTTTATTTCCAACGTAAGCTTTATAAAGCTCTGAATGTTCCTATTTCTCGTCTTGATCCTGAACAAGCTTTCAACTTCGGAAGAGCCACAGAAGTGACTCGCGACGAAGTCAAGTTTTCAAAGTTTATTACCCGTCTTCGTGCAAGATTCTCTGATGTTTTCAATAAGATTCTTGAGAAGCAACTAATTCTGAAGGGTATTATTACCTCGGAAGATTGGTCAGAGTTTAAATATAACTTTAAGTATGAGTTCACAGAAGATAATCACTTCGCTGAGCTAAAGAACACAGAGATCCTTCGCGATCGTATCTCGATGCTTCGTGATGTCGACGACTATGCAGGCAAGTACTACTCGCACGAATGGATCCGTCGTAACGTTCTTTATCAGACGGAAGAAGACATGGAACAGATCGACAAGCAGATCGTCGATGAAATGGATAATCCTCAATATGCTCCGCCAGAAATGGGCCCAGACGGACAGTCACTTCCTCCTGGAGATGTAGGCACACCGCCTACTGAGGACGATGCGACTCCTCCGGCTCCCGGTAAACCGAAAGCGAAAGCTACTTCTATTCCAAATGTACCAGATTTGGTAGGAAAATAAATACATTATAAATAGTAAAAGAATTTTGGAGAATTTATATGGACATTGACGAACTAATTGGAGCCGCTGTCGAACAGCAGCCAACTCGATTTGCTACAGCATTTGATGATCTTATGGGTCAGAAGATCGCAGCGAGATTAGAAGACGAGCATACCACATATGCTCAACAAATGTTTGCTTCTGACGAACCTGAAGATACCGATGAAGAAGAATTCGAAGATGATTTGGATTTTGACATCGACGACGAAGAGTTCGAAGATGAGTTCGAAGACGAAGAATTTGATATAGAAGATCTCGACCTAGAAGATTTAGACACAGAGGAAGAAGACGACGATGGCGAAGACGCTTAAAGATTTCTTAAATGAAAGACAGCTTGGGCCGATGGTCGTCAAGAATCCTGACGAGCAAAAGTTCATTGACAAACATGTAATCGC